TTAGCTAAATCCTCTTGTGTGCAGCGAAAATGCTTCTTTGCTAATCCGCAAAATAGTTTCTTTAAGTCTGATTGGCTAAATTGTTGCGTCTCTGTGACTGTTTCGAGGGCTTTTTTTATATTGTCAAACATAGGAATTAGGTTTTATGGTTAAATCTTTTTAGGTAACTTTTCTATTTTAGGTGCAAAATAATCACCAACGCTAATGTAATTTTCTACTACTTTCTGAAACTCCTCAAAGGTGTAGCATACGGCGTAGGTATGCCCCAATGCGATGACTTTCTTCTGAAAGTCTTTTTGATTTTGCGTTTGGCGATTGCCTTTGACTTTCATTTCGATATAGAGGCTTTTACCTTGAGGAAGTAGCACCACCAAGTCGGCTACCCCTGCCAGTACGCCCTCTGCTTTGAGGCGTTGCGCTTCACGAACATTGCGACTGCCTCCGTTAGGAACGGCATATATAACGAGGTGCGGGTATTGGTATCTAAACCATCGCACGCAAGCGGTTTGTAAGGTGCTTTCTTGGTGTTTCATTGTTAAAATGGTATTTTTGGTAATATTAGGCTTGATTGTTCTATCACTTCTGCTATATCGGATAGGTCTTCATCGCTTATTAGATTAGTGAATAAACGAGCGTATTCCATCAACCCATTTAAATTATCAATTAAAAATGCACCTTGATTGTGATTTAAAAATCCTGATTTTATACATCGTTCTACTTCGTTGCGTTGGTAATCAATTAATGATAGTAACACAGTTTTGTGATTGTGATATTCCTCTATATAATCATTACTTGCTTTAAATTTACTTAAACGATTAATAGCATTTGTGAGTTCGTTTGTTTCAATATTATTTGTTTCTTCCATAGTTATGCTGCTTTATAGTTAGTGATTACTCTTAGAAGTTGTTTGTTTAAAATCTTTCAATACTGATTTTAGTGTTTCGTTATCAAAAATAAACCATTCTCTTTTGTATAGATACTTTTTATATTTTTCGTGTAATTCAAATTCTAAATCTCCTGCCATTTCACATACTAATTTTATATCTGGATTATATAATCCTAATTCTTCTAATCTCCTATTAATATCTCGCGATTTCCCTATCTTATATTTATCTCCTGATTGAAACAAGTATGTTTTCATAATTTCCTTTTTTGAAAGCATTACTTGGGTATCGAAGTCTATGTTTAAGACACTAAAATCTGCATTAGATACTAATTCAGTAAAAAATATAGGGTGTAACTCTAAAGCCAATAGCGTCCAAATATATGAATTACAAAAAACTTCTTTATTATCACCTCTCCCATACGTCTCCCACATTCCTATAGATTTCAAAACCTTAATAAGTCCTTTATCCTCAACTTCTTTCAGGAAGTCGTCAATATGTAACTTAACAACTCCTATTCTGTTTAATGTTATGTAAATTGTTTCCTTAAACCCTTTATTATTAACTATTTCGTGTATGTTTTTTTCTTCTCCCCCATACTGATACCTTGCTTTTTCATACGCTTTCATAAGGTCAGATACTGATAAACTTTGCCCGTTCTTTGTGTTTTGTTTGATGATTATACCAAACAAATTACGGTCTGCGCTTTGCATTACTACATTCGTTTTCATATAAAATAACTTACATTACAATTTCGGCTGCAAAGGTACGAAAAACTTTAAACTATTCCTATAAAAAAATGATATAATTATTTGTGTACCAGCATTTTGCATAGTCATTTTACATAGTCATTTTGACGGGGCAAAACGGCTGTTAATATGAAAGTCGTTAGTGTGATACTAACGGCTTTCTATTAAGTGCTTGTTATTAGTCCCGCTCTATCTCATACATTATAGGCATTCCTATCTCGGTAGCGATGTAATGCTCGATACGCGCGCCCTTGCTTTCTTGCCAGCCTTGTAGCATATAGATAGCATTACATTGCAGAAGGTCGGCAATATCTTTAAGCATATGTGCTTCCCAGCTGTCGTGCTCTGATAGTCCGTTTTCTAAGGGGTTTACGGGCTCATAGCCTAATCTTTTCGTTGCTTTGGCTACGGCTGCAAAGCGTTTGCGGGTTTTGGTGAGGTCTGTGCCGCTAATCTTTCCTGAGATGTAGATTTTCATATTAATTCTAATATTCTAAGTTGTTCAGAAGTGAGAGGTTCAAAGTAAATGTAGTGATAGCCTTTATTTGCATAAAATAGCGTTCGTTTTTTATCTATTTGAATACTCATTAACTTATCTATCACAATGTGCTCTTCAATATCCCAGAATTTCCCCCATTTCCCAATATAGTCTTGATAGTTTATAGGAGGCTTTGTGCGTACCTGATTAAACCCTTCAATAGTGTATTCGGTAAATGAAAGGGTTGGGGTATATAGTTCGTTCAATGAACCATTAGCGGTATACCACATCTTGATTTTAGAATCAAATGTAACCTTTATACAGAAGTCATCAATTATATTATTGATATGGGTTATCGTTCCCCAGCCGAATAATATATCAAATACTCTGTCGCCTAATTCAAAAATTATTTCCTTATTTTTGTTCACTTTTGTAGATTTCAATTAATTTGTACACAAGTACTTCTTTGTCTATATCTAATGATACAAGCCAAGTGGGATAGTTGTTATTATTCATATCTCTATCCTTTAAATAAATACATTGACCAACTTATGGCAACCTCTTCATTGCGATTGTCCAATTCTTTGAGTAAATTACCTATTTCTTTATCCTCACTAAGTTTAGGAGGAATTTGTAAATAGAGTTTTTTCATTATTTCATTATGAAAACCAGTGTGTTTCTCAATCTCTGAGAGGTGTGTTTGCGCCTCTTTCAGATAACTTAATAATTCTTGTTTATTCATCTTGTTTGTCTTTGATAAATTTTCGGTTAATAATTCTTCCTTTTCTGTTTTTGATTTCGTTGTAGGCGATATTGAGACACTCCTCAAGGGTGGTGTTTGCCGAATGAGCTATACTATTCAGATGCTTAAGTATATTAAAACCACTCAAAAAAGGAGATGGTTTAACAGTAGAATACTTATTAAGAGCCTCGTCAAAGAATAGGTTTATTATTGATTTATTGGCGTAAATAGCTGATAAGGTATGAGGTGTATCAGCCCTAAAAGGCTCGGACAAGGCTTTTTTGATAATCGCTTCTACATTTTCATTTCTGAAATAGCAGTAGTTAATGAGGGTTACCATTACATCGCCTATGGCGTCCTGAATAGCGGGGCGGTCATTGTCATAACACGCTTTGATAAGTTCGCCTACTTCCTCTTGTGTTTTGAGGAGTTCGTCAAAGGGCGTTAGCTCTTCATAGATTTTTCTTTCTTTTGCCGACTCTTGGATAAGTGGAATGAGTTCTTGGATTGTTATCATTTGTTGATATTTTTAGTGTTAATAATCTTTCCTAAACTTAGTACAAAGTAGGTTTTATTGGCTTCTGCGCCCCATTCGGGTTTTCCAGTACTTGGGGTTATGCTTTTTAACTCAATAGTGAACTGAGGGGCGTTGGTGGCGTATCCGTTACGGAAGGTGATGTAATGGTACTTCTTTGAATAAAACCGATTTGCCCAATAAGGCTTGATTTCTCGATACTCTTCTGTCTTTACGCCTGATCGTATCATATCAAACCACTTTTTCTTTAAGGTTAAATGTAGGGTGCTCATTTGTTTTGTGTTTTTAATTCTTCTCTAAGCCCCATACAATAGGAGCGGTAATTGATGTTAGACTCGTGCATTAGTCGGTAGTCGTACCATTGCAGTATCTTTCCTTTGGGTTTGTTGTGCTTCATATCGTAGTATATATCCTTAATATTGAAAAAATAGTCGGATAGGCATATAATACCTCCCCCTACATCGTAATTATCAAATTCAAATTGTAGGTCCTGTTTTTGGCAAAACTCCTTGATGAGGTTGCGTGCAGCGTACTCGAATAACTCGACTGCTTCTTGTTCTTGTGGTGATTGTTTTTTCATTGTTCTTTATACTTTTCATTAATTACGTCTAAATGCTGGTATATCATTTCTGATAGGTCGTTAGAGTACGACTCAAAGGCGTCTAATAGTACTTTGTCGTCTTTCATTGTCTTTTTGAATTGGTCTACCGCCTCGCCGCTATATAGTTTTAGCCTACGAAATGAGCGTTTAAATTCGTGGCTGAATTTAGTATCGTCAATTCCGTGCATTAGTTCGTTGAGGCTATCGGCATACGATAGGGCAAGGATTGCGTAATGGGCTATCTTCTCACGCTTAAGCACTGGCATTACAACTGCTTTGTCGTGTTCGGCAATTGCGATATTCATTAGGGTTCGTGCTTCTTGTGGAGTTATATTTAGCCCTCTTGCACGGAGTTCTGTTAAAAATCTGTTGTTGTTCATTTTTGTGTGTTTTTGTGTTCGGTTTGTCTTCGGTTAGTGTTCGCCTTGTGTTCGGTGTTTATTGTAGCGATAACATTTCCGAAAGTTCTTTGCCTTCTGTGATGAGCCAGTTATAAAAGAATTGCAAGGTTACTTCTTGTTTTATGCGTAATATTTTGCCCTC